GGTCGGGCTTGTTGAAGCTTGTTTGGAATGGTCGCATACGTAGAAACACTAATGCGAGTGATTGTCAAATCAGCCTGAGTGGAAGCAGTGTTTTGCCCTGTGCGAATAACTTGCTCAAGCAAGTCAATTGTGTCTGTTGGCAACGCATATGTAGAAAGACCCGGAGTCAGGTTAATAAAACCCTGCTCCATAGTCCACATATTAATACCTTTGTTCTGCCACTCTATGGTCATTAGGTTCATTGATCTACGTGCTGTACGCAAGTCATAACCTGAACGCATTTCCCGGCCAGCCCTCTCCCAAGCTTCCTCGGCAATTTCCGTGAAGTCCATATTGAAGAGAGTTGAGCCGGTAGTGGTCATTTTTTAGCAGTCTTTGCAGATTGAACAAAAGCGTTGGCAGTAGGAGCACCCTTCTGTCCGGGCTTACGCATCTTTTCGTTAGAGCCAGCGGCTATCCGTTTGCGTTTGGCGTTAATGTTGGCATAAAGGCCAACAGGGCCGCCATCAGCGTACTGCGTAAAGTCAGTGTTATCCCGACGTGCTTTTTTCTTTGCACCGGGCATTTTACTTGGAGACATTGCCCCCATTCCACGGCTAGACATCATGATTTAGCACATCTTTCCGCGTGTCTTACCACGCTGAGCTATACCGTCTGCACGGGTAACACCACCACTTGCCATTTTTTTGGTCTTGCGTGCAGATGCGCCATCTATGTCTTGAGGCACAGGCATACCTTCGCGGAACACTGTGTCCTTTGGAGGAGCAGTCTTCTTTGGAGGCATAACTTTAGCGGCAGGCTTTTTAGAAGCCGGTGCACCCTCGGGATCTGTTGGGGGTTTACCCATTTCAGCGGTATAAATACCGCCTTCAGAATATTTTTTCATAGCTTAGCACTTCCCGCCATAGTTCATCTTGACCATAGTGCCTTTGGTTTTACCCTTGGTAGCAATACCGTCACCACGCCTAGACGCTGAATTTACAGAACCGCCCTTGGAGAACTTGCTGCCGGGGAAGCTGTTGTCAGGACGGTCAGGAGAGTACACCTTAGCTTTTGGCTTTTGTGTTGTCTGTTTTGGAGCAGAGCCGGGAGGTGTATAGCGTGATGTACGCATATCACGACCGGGATCAATTGCATCTGCGGCTTCTTGTGCTGCCTTATCGGGAGAATCGCCGGCTGTAGGATCTTTCTCTTTGCGTCGCTTTAAACCATGCTTGGCATTCAAATAATCGCGCAAGTTGTCATAGCCTGATTTGGCAAGTTCTTCCTTGGTAACAATCTTGTTCTTTGGCTTGGGCGTAGGAACAGCCGCAGGAGGTGCACCACTATCATCGCCTTCAGGCATTGGGCCTGAGCCGGGTTCAATCATCATTGAGTTATGCAGATTTTGCTTCATGTTTAAACTCCTTAGCAGGCTTTGCCGCCCTTAGACATTTTGATCATTGAACCTTTGGTCTTGCCTTTAAATGCAATGCCATCGCGAGTAGATGAAGTTTTAACTGCGCCCATCTTTGATGGGGCCATGCCGCCTTTAGAAAGCTTGGTCATAGCTGCGCCTTTGTGCAAGCGGCCTTCGTGCTTATTCACGGCCTTTTGCATCATCTTCTTGTCCATCTTTACATCTTCATGCTTCATATCGCCACCTTGTGAGCTTGTGCTTGGCATTACATATACCTTCCACGAGTTTTGCCTCGTTGAGCTATACCATCGCCTCTGCGAGACGCAGAACCTGCTTTAGATTTTGCCGCAGATTTCACCTTGCCGCCACGTTTAAATGCGTCAAGATCGCTATCTGCGTAGGTCTCAAGTTCTTTCTTGGGATCTGATGATGAAAAACTGCGATCTTCTTCTGGGATTTCATCTCGACCCATAAAAGAATCTTTAACGTAGTTTCGGGCTACGTCTTTTACAATCCCTTTGGCAAACCCAGCAGGGTTTGTTACAGCACCAATCGTATCTCTTGGCAGACCCAATGCTTCTTCAGCTTTTGATGCGGCAAAATCTTTAGCCTTGCTAACAGCGTAGGCTTTGGCGAGAGCGGGTATGAACGCGGCCATAATTAATCAACCTTTTTGGCGAATAAGTTGGTCAATCTTTTCTTCCAACCGGTTAAAACGTTGGTCAATGTGGTCGGTAATTCTTTCAACTTCTGCTTGAGTGACGTTATCACGGGCGACCTCCTCGCGTGTTTTGTTCAACAGGATGCTGATGCGATTCAACTCCCTGAACTTTTCGTTCATCATGTAGCCAATTAAGCCAACAAGAATTGTGAGGACTGTTGACCATACGGTGCTTAGTTCTAGCATTTCCATCTCGCAAGAGCCGCAGCTTTCCGAGTAGGTTTGCCTTTTTCATCCTTCATGGGGCCGGGCACGCCGGACATACGCGCACAGAACGAGTCTTTACGCTTGCCACCTTGGGGTTGCGGAGCTTTAAGATTGCTACCTGTAGCTGCGTTGTATTTAGCACGGCCTTTGGCAGTCAAACCCGCTCCCTTGGAAGCAGGCAGCTTTTCACCACGACCGATTGCAAGGGAGGGGCCTTTTTTCTTAGCCATAGAACAGTGTAATTTTTGCCGTTGCGGGCAACGTTACATGAACATCTGTATAAAACAAGATTCCCTCTCCGGGAATTGTAAAAGACAGTGGATTTAGTGGCGTGGCTGAAATGTTAAATTGCAACCTTACAGTGCCGGAAGCACCACCATCCCGAAGAATAATATCCCCGGCTGTTCCGCCACCTAAAAATTGATACCCTTTAACACGGGTACGGTAACCCACAGCAGTTCCCGTTGCTTCCGTATGCACGGATTTTACGTCTGTTTGCATCATAATTAATCTCCTTTTAAAACGGGGCCGAGGCCCCTTAGATTAATTAAACTTGGTTAGCAGGTTGGTGCATTGTGCCGTCAGCGTTACGCACAACATAGTTCACAACGATAGTACCTGCGCCAGCGGTAGATGCACCTTGGGCAATGGTATATGTTACAAACTTGTCGGTTGCGCCAGTGTTGGCCCACAATGCAGCGCCTGCTTCAGTTGCAGCAGCAACAAACGCATATACGCCGGGGCTAGTTACGGTCAAAGCGCCGGTAATAGCAGTGCCACCCAATGACAGCGTAATTGTGGTAGCTGCATCAAATGTCGTGGTTGTAATGAAGTTGATGCCGGCAATCAAAGAGCCAGCAGGCAAAACAACTGCGTTGGATGCGTCAGCATCATTGAACAAAACGGCCTTAACTTGCGTAACATCAGTTGCGCCTGTATTGCGTGTGGTATCAGCAGTTGTGCCGGTGGTGTAGCGGTTTGTGCCAAGCAGCCAAGGGCCAAGGTGAGTAGCGATTCCCATGATATATCCTTACATACAAGTGAAGTGTATCAATCGGTATGTCGTCTGCCGGGACAGTTTGATACACCGGAAAGCCCGGATTAATATGTTTATACCACTACGTTTAAACCAATGCAACAAAAAAGGGGCCGAAGCCCCTTTCTTTTTTTGAACCTATTAGGCTCCGGGTGAACCGAAGATGCCCAAAGGATCAGATACGCCGAAGCTATAACGCTCACGTGCTTTGTAACGAACGTTACCTGTGTCAAAGTCACCGTCCATGCCGGTAGCCATAGGCGTACGGATGAAGTGCTTCAAACCGTTAGGCACGTCTGTCAACAGGAACCAAGCATTGGTGTCTGTCAAGTAGTGGTTAACGCAGTAGCCTTCAGGGATGGAACCGTTGTTCTTCAATGCATTGATGTCATTGTCAGTTGTACCGACGCGGAGTTCGGTTTCCAACAAACGAGTTGCAACGAATTGTAGAGCAGGTGGAATCACCAACTTCTTAGGCTTAGCGGCGATCAACAAACTACGCTCGTCTGTCCAAGCAGCGATCTGAATAACGGCATTCTCAAGAGAAGTCTCGTTCAAATCGGAGGGAGTAGAAGGACGGTTGCTGTTAACGCCACCAGAAACCAAGGGGTGTGCTGTAGAGCACAACACTTGACCGTCGCCGTATGTAGGGCCACCAGCAAAAGCATTGTTCAGGACGAAAGCGGCCTTAACTTGCTTTGTGTAAGCCATACCACGGGCCAGAGCCTTGGTGTAACGTGAAGACAGGCTGTCATACAAGTTATCTTCCACAGCTTCCTCTGTGATGGAGAAGCCCATCGCAATGGTTTCGTGGGTGTAACGTGCAGTCCATGCTTCCTGTGCATTG